TTCCCGCTCACCACTGCGGGGCTATCCCGTCCGGACCTTTTGGAGGTTCCAGTGGTGAACGTGATGTCGACTCCGATCGGCTACCGGCGCAACGGTATGCCGATCTTCGGAGTCTCCGGTGGGGCGTACAACGCCGTCACCACTCGTACCGACGTCGGCGCGCTGATCCCTGAAGAGGTCAGCAATACGATGCTCGGCAAGGCCACCGACGGTTCGGCCACGCTCGCGCTGTTCGGGTCGATTCCCGTCGGCCGGGCTCAGGTCCGACTGCCCGTCCTGGCCAGCCTGCCCGTCGCCTACTGGGTCACCGGCGACACCGGCCTCAAGCAGACGACCGAGATCTCGTGGGCCAACAAGTACCTCAACATTGAAGAGATCGCCGTTATCATGCCGGTCCCAGACAATGTCCTGGCCGACGTTGAGGTCGACATCTGGGACGAGTCGATGCCCCTGATCGCAGAGGCTTTCGGCCGGACCCTCGATGCTGCGGTCTTCTTCGGGGCTGCTGCTCCCGCCTCGTTCCCGACCAACGTCACCGCCGCCGCGCTCGCTGCTGGCAACACGGTCGACGTCGGTACCAACGCCACGGCGGCCGGTGGTTTCTTCGGTGACATCGACGACCTGTACGGCAAGATCGAACAGGACGGTTTCGAGGTCTCCGGCTTCGTCGGCCCGACGTCGCTGAAGGCGAAACTGCGGAAGGTTCGCGGAACCGACGGCCGGAAGTTGGACGAGGGCCGGACATCCGGCGACCTGCGGTCTCTCGACGGCTACCCGATCTCCTACTCCATGAAGTCGATGTGGCCGCTGGCCGGTGGCGCTGGCGTCAACGGCGTCCAGGCCATCGCTGGCGACTGGAGTCAGTTCGTCGTCGGCGTCCGGCAGGACATCACGATGAAGATCCTGACCGAGGCCGTCATCCAGGACAACACGGGCGCGATCGTGTTCAACCTGGCGCAGCAGGACATGACGGCCGTCCGGCTCACCTTTCGGGCGGGCTGGCAGGTCGCCAACACCATCAACAACGAGAACATGGTCGAATCGACCCGTTACCCGGCGGGCTACCTCCGAACGGTTGGTGCATAATGCCTGATTCCTCTCCGCTCGTCAGGACCGTCGAGGTCGAACTCCCGGCCTCGACCATCCTGGCTACCACGTCCGAGAATGTTCGGTCGCCGTTCGCCGGGACCGTGCAGGCCGTTCGGTATCTGCCGCTGGCCTCGGTCACCGGCGCGGCGTCGCCGTCCAGCCGGACCTTGTCGCTGGTGAACCGGGGCCAGGACGGCAGCGGCTCGACCGTTGTCGCTTCGCTGGCCCTGGTCGCCACGGTCAACCTCGTCGCGTTCGACGAGAAGACCATCACGCTATCGGCTGTCGCCGGTGCGACCACCGTTGCCGAGGGTGACGTTCTGGAGTTCCGGTCGGCCGCTGTCGGCGGTACCGGACTGGTCGAGGGTGGCGGCACTGCCATCGTCGAGATTGCGAGGGTGTAATGGTCGAGAAGAAGGACGTCGATCCCCAGGGCCGGAAGGTCGATCCCGTGACCGGCAATGCCCGGCGCGTCTCGGGCAAGGACTCCGGCCTGCCCGCTGATGCGGTGGCCGAGCCCGCCATTCAGGACCTCCACGACCAGATGGCGCTCGAACGCGAGCAGGGATTCCGTGGCGAGCCTGCGGACCCGACTCCGAACGAGCACTACACCGTGGCGGGCGTGCTCGACCCGAGCAAGCACGTTCCGGAAGAGTTCAAGCAGCAGACCGGCGTTCGGGTCATGCCGGACCCGAACTACGGCCAGAAGTAGGAGGTCGCGCCAGTGTCCTACCCGGTGACTCCAGCCGATGTGGTGGCTCGCTGGCGCGCGCTTTCTGACGACCGTCTCTCGCTGCGGTTTTCGCCGACGCGACCGATCCTGAACTGACGGTCCTCAGCAAGACCGTCGTCCGCGTGGTAGCGCTGGCCGTGAAGCGGGCAATGCGCAACCCAGACACCCTCTCGTCCACAAACATCTCGGCCGACGGCGGGATTGCAGTTGGCTACGACAACCGGATCGAAGACCTGAAGTCGACGAGCGCTTACCTCTCGAATGAGGATCTGGCCCTGATCGACCGGGCCATCGCGGTCGTTACCGGCGATGTCTACTCCAGCGTTCGATCCGTGAAACTGCTCGCGAATTCGCAGTACTATCCGCC